TGAGGTTTATGTTGGTCAGATTTGGGATGCTGATGATGAGGAAGATCTCATAGATGAGATTAGCACTGCATCTGGTTGGTGCATCAAATCCATTGATTATCGCCACGTTCTCAAAACCAACAACTTTGGAGACAACTGATGTATCGAACTCTTGCTGAACTTCGTGACTCTATCAACCAAATGATTGAGAGTCAAGGTGAGAACGCAGGTTGTGCTGCGTTTGTATTCACTCAACACGATGTCTTTGAGTATAACGAAGAAGACAATCAAGACCAGTATTTTCCTACTGTCTTCACTCAAGATGTGCTCTGTGATGTAGGAGGTTCTTCCTACATTTACGAACAGGTTGGTGAGATGATTGATGATGCAATCCGTCTCCGCAAAAAACTTCCCCTCTACGCTAACTGACATGAACCGTCAAGAACTTCTGGATGCCTACATTGATCGCATCCTTGACAACATGAGCACCAAAGATTTGATGCGTTTGGTAGGCGATCAGATCGAAGAAAACCTCTCTGGTTATAGCGACGAAGAACTGATTGCAGAGGTTGAAGAATACTATCCTGAACTGCTGGAAGGATAAGAAACTTTAATGGGTCAGGGGGTTGCAATTCTCGCGGATGGGTGCCATGATGACATCAGTTCACGGGAACACCCCATGACCCTCGTCTCCGCCTCTGACATCCAAACCCGCAAACTGGTCTGGATCAAGAACAGCACCGCCACTGGTGTGCCAGCTGCAGCACCGTCCTATGTGTGGGCAGAACTGGGTCGCCGTGGTATGATTTGATCGTTCACCACTGAACTCCAATGCCTGAAATCACCTGGATTGATGATCTTCCGATGCCCGCAATGTCGGAAGATGAGTATCAAGAATCCGAACATTATGAGGATTCTGATTGGTGGAATGACCCCAATTGTGTAATGTCCCGTCATCATTATTGATCATGATTGAATCACTCTTGGCTGCTTACATTGTCGGTCAGGTTATCACTGGACCGAATCAAATCACAACAGATTATCTCAACGAAGATAATCAGATTGTGACAGTTATCGAACCGATCCAAGAGGTTGACACCAACTATTGGTGATGCTATCATAGGTTCACAAGCGGGGGTGAAGCATCCCGCTCAAAACACTTCACTCAAACCCTTACTTTTTTAATTTATTATGTTTAACTTCACTTCTTCTGCCATCGAAAGCATCTCTGATGTGACTGATGGTAAAGTGACCGTCACCTTCGTTGGTGGTCGTGAGTACACCTACGCTGTGCCCAATGTTGATCAATTCGTTAGCGAACTGACCAGCACTATCAACGCACGAGGTAGCGTGGGTCGCTTTGTCAACACTGCGATCAAGAGCGAGCAACTGGTTGCTTCCCTCTGATAGTAACAGATCTCGTCGAGATTATCACATTTAATCTCGACGAGTTTATCACACTTACAAATCTCGACTAGGTATCACGTATCATGGAAAACACTTCGATTCTGATTTCAATGCTTCGTCAGGGTAGCAATGGTGAAGAAATCCTTCAGATTCTTGACACCATCACCGCTTCTGATGATACAATGAAACCGACCAGTGAACCAATCGATTTCTGATACAATGGACACCGCATTCGTCACGCCTGTATCTAAAAAAGCAAAAAACAGATTTGCTAATTTAATGGACGGAATTGATGAGTGTATTGTAGAACAACACAAAGAGGATAAAGTATTCCTCACCAGTCACAACGGTAGAAACCATTTCTGGGTTAATCTAAACAAAGATCCTGACTGGATTGTAGAGTTCTAATCTAACACAAAACCACGCCAGAGGGCGTGGTTTTTTTATACCTGTATGCTTCCCACCCCTCCCGCCCTCTAGCGTAGGGGCGCTGCCCCCTAGAAGTCAACCCCTGGGCCATAAGAATTTTTGATGTCGCCCATAAGATTTCCTGATCAGAAAACCCGTTGCGCTGTGCCCGTGATGCTGTAGGATTCTGGCAACGCCAACCCACCCCCATGGCACACACCGATTCGATCATCGCAACCTATTTCCAGAGCAACATTCTGGACAGGCAGACAGGTGCCGAATGGTATCACAACGCCTACGAAGTTTGTGTTACTTTGGGCGAAAAGTATGGTTTCAATCCTAACACTGTGGCAGGTGTTATCGCTGCACTTTCTCCTAACAACAAATGGGATAGAAATGTGGAGGATGCTGAAACAATGCTCCGCGCCTATTGTTATGATCTCCCCTGGGATTCTGTGAAAGTTTGCTCCTACAGTGCAAACAAAGATAAAGCAATTTCTATCATCGAACTGATGCTAGATTCTGATGATCTCATCACGAAAGTTCTACGGGGAAACAAAACAATCGCCTTTTATCATTGCATTGCAAAGGATGGAAATTCTGACACTCCCTGCATTGATGGTCACGCCTACAATGTGTGGAATGGCAGTGTAACCAACCTGAAAGAAGTTCCTGCTATGTCAGACAAAACTTTCGCCATGATTCAAGATGCTTACCGTGACGCTGCTAAGTTAATCTCAAGCGTGACCGAAAAGTATTATTCAGCAGCGCAGATTCAAGCGATCACCTGGGTAGCGTATCGCAGGATACACAAAAACCTAGTGTGACGGATTGTTACAAAGGGTGCCCATCGGGCACCCCACCCTCTAGGATACATTCAAGCGAGGCAAACGGACCTCGCGCAATTCTTTAACATCATGTGGGCAATTTCTTCTGAATTCAAGTTCAATGAAGCGGTCGCAGAATTCTATGATGATTTCGATCATGCAAAGGATTGTGCATTTAATTGGAGTGTAGAAATGCACGGTCAAATTGTCTACATCTTCCGAATGACAACAGGCAAACCTATTCGCTGGATGGCAGTTTTCGCCTGATTCTTAACACTCAAGGGGGTGAAATTCCCCCTCCATTTTTTACACTTTCCTACCTTAACATCATGGCATTAGGTGTAACGATTCGCTACCAAACTCCCTACAATTCTTGTGAGTGGAGAGAGCAAACGTTTGCTACATTTGAGGAGGCAGATCGCATGGCAGCGTTCTATCGTTCCTGCGGATCTCCCGCCGAAATTGTAACTGTAAAGGTGCCACAAAAATGAGAACTTTCACCATCATTTTTGTGGTGATGTTTCTAATGTCTCCTACAGTTAGAAACAGCACCGCCAACATTCTGCACACTACAGCAAACCTAATTTCAACACAGTGACACACTATCCCTCCCGCCTTCGGTATAAACTTCCCGCTGAAAGAATCGCTGAGCTTGTAGAAAAGAATTGCACCACCCTAAGTGATGATGAATGGATGCAATTTTTTGAGCAAGTCAACATTATTTCAGATTGTGACAAACCCGCTCCCGTGAGCGCCTGACCCTCTAGGATACATTCAAGCGAGGCAAACGGACCTCGCGCAACCCCATCAGACTGATGATCAAAACCATCATCCGCACCGCCATCCGCTCCCGCCTGATCAACGACGGACCCCTGACCTGCAGCGACCTTGTGCGCTCGTTTGGTCTTGACCCCCGCCGCCATAAGGGCACTATTCACGCCCTTATGGTTGATCTGGAAACGGATGGCGTTCTGAGTGCAACCCGTGCCGATAATGGCAAGCGGGATCTGTGGTTTGTTAACTTTGAGCAGATCCGCAAGCGTGACAGAATCGCCGCCGCCATGATGTGAATGATACAATCGGGGGGGACACAATCCCCCCTCTACGTTCACACTATCATCACCACAATGAAATTCGCAACTTCTCTCTCAATCGCTGAATTCTTCTACCTCGGCGTTGATACTCAAGCGGGGAAAGATGATGAGCAGTTTGGGTTATCAATCGGCAGATTCTACGTTGGTTTGTATAACAATGTCCTAAGCATTGGTATACTTGACGACAAAGGTTGCCTGCCCTGATTAACACTTTGCCCCCTCATTCGTGAGGGGGTTTTTTATACTTTCGTGCGGACACATCCATTCATCAGATCTCGTTATGACAGTTAATTCGTTCCATAAGTTATACTAATGCCGCGCCCTGCGCCGTATATAAAATCGTTAACTACCCTAACCTACAGAGGTGACAAATCGAGTGAGTGATTTCACTTTCATCTGAAAAATTTTTCAGAAAAAAATTTCCCACTCAGGGTCCAACGATTCTCGGAGATGTCCAAGGGACGTTATGAGGTTCACCAAGAATACAAAATTCAAAACGAATTACGATTTTTTCTTCATCGTCTTTATATGGAATGTATTCACCAAACTTAGAATCTCTAAGGATAAACAGAGAGTTCTCTGCACCATCACTTTTATAATACTGAGATTTATTATATTTTACAACGGTTCCGTTACCAATACTTGTATTCTTTAAATAATAAATTGCGGTGATAAATGTATCTTCGGGCCATAGGGAGTCTACACTTTTTTCTAAGTCACATATAGGTCTTCTTCTTTTATCTGCTAAAATTTTAATCGCCCAACAAGAATGTGGGAAGACTTGATATCCTGTAGATAAAATACTTTTATGTTTCCATTTTGGTTTCAATAATTCTGGATAAACTAGTAAGAGATATTCTTTTACTTTTTCACATACTGTTTTACAAAAAGTATTCCAATATGGTTGACAATAAGGATAGATGAGACTATCTGTTAAATGCAATCCATGACAATCCATGATACAGTTTGTGATTTGATATAGATCTGTTGCTTTGGCATTTGAATTAGAATTGAATTTAAAATGTTTATCACAACTCTCTAATAAGTCATCAATAGTTTTTGAGTCAAATACATCATAGCACTGATAGTATTTGTGATTAATGACTTTATTTTTATACATGCTATAATCACAAAGGTATTACTAGTTATGCCATAAATACTTGGGAGTCAAGAGGATTTAATATGGACAAAGTTTATCACATCTACGACAAAGATAACCATTGTATTGATGCTGTTCTCTCTGAAGATGAATTCATAGAGAAATGGAAAGAACTCAAAGGGAAGGAATTTGACTATGAGGAAGTCGAAGTAAATCGACAACTTATGGTAGAGTGTTCCTATTGACAAACTAAAGACTAAACGTTAGAATTGACCTGATAAAACTTTTAAGATATGGCAAAAGGATTCACTGTAAAAGCCACTGCTCCTACGCAACCTAAGGAGGATTGGGACTATGATGCAATTAGAGAGAGGATGCGAGGCAAGAGTATTGTCTTTTGTCTTCCAGGACGTGGTTGTTCCTATCAATTTTTAAAATCATTTGTACAACTCTGTTTTGACCTTGTGCAGAATGGAATGAGTATTCAGATCTCTCAAGACTATTCTTCCATGGTTAACTTTGCACGTTGCAAATGTCTTGGTGCAAACGTTCTTCGTGGACCAAAGCAAATTCCTTGGGATGGTAAACTGCAATATGATTACCAACTTTGGATTGATAATGACATTGTGTTCAACACAGAAAAATTCTGGCAATTGTGCGATCTCGCAGTACCTGGACCAGATAAAGACGGTATTCCTCAAGAAGAAAAAGAGATCGTTGCTGGATGGTATGCCACTGAAGATGGGGTAACAACCTCAGTTGCTCACTGGTTGGATGAGGATGACTTCCGTAAGAACGGTGGTGTTATGAATCATGAGACCACTGAATCTATGGCAAAGAGACGTAAACCATTCACCGTGGATTACACAGGTTTTGGTTGGGTTATGATTCGTAACGGTGTCTTTGAGCGTCTTGAGTATCCTTGGTTTGCTCCTAAGATGCAAGTCTTTGAATCTGGCGCAGTTCAGGATATGTGTGGAGAGGACGTATCGTTCTGTCTGGATGCCAAAGAGGCAGGCATTGAAACCTGGTGCGATCCACGGATTCGTGTTGGTCACGAGAAGACTCGTGTGATTTGATATGAGTACCTCTGAGAAACTTTATAACGTGTGTTATAATGGTAGAGCATTATATAAGGATATGACTCTTGAAGACTGTACTGATATTCTTCAAGAGTTCTCTGAACGCTTTTTCTCGGGGGAAGATATCGACCCTAATTTAATTTCACTTGAACCATTATTTGAATCTTAACTATGGCAAAAAGACCTTCACTGACTAATAAAATTGTTATTGAATCAAAACCCAAAAAAACTCGTCAAGGGACAGGTAAACATACTAAGTACGCCGCAACGTCTCGTAACGGGGCACGGAAGAGGTATAGAGGACAAGGTTAATATCTTAGAGTGCTTAAATAGTAATAAGCACTCTTTTTTATATGTTTTCAGATAAAGAGATATATATTTTAAATTGGATTAAAGAGGTATCTAAACTTAAACCAGAATTAAATGGTTTTGCAGTGTGTCCATTTGCATCTAATTCCAAATTTAAAATTATAGAGTGTCCAGCGGAGGAAGTATATCCAATTGATGGGTATCATGTTATCATTTTTATTGTAGAAGACTACTTTAATTTGGATGCAGTTCAATTTTGGGTGGATCACCATAACTCAAAACATCCAAAATGGAAGTTTTTTGAAGACTGTGGTAATTATAAGACGTATATAAAAGGAATTCAGACCAACAATGGTAAATATAACTTAATTTTAGCGCAACCAAAGGAAAAATTACAGGATTTTCGTAAAAAATTAGCAAGAACCTCTTATTATGACATGTGGAATGATGCATACTTGAGAGAAATTCTTGGTGATGACTACGAAATGGTCAAAAATTCGGGATAGCAACCCCGTAAAAAGTTCTGATTTAACAAATCAGGAGCAAACAAATGGGAAAACCAGCGGATCGTGATGTTAACTACATGTACAGCATGTGGGGAACAACTAGTTTAGTATCAGATTACAAATTATCTGAGGAAACTAAAGAAAAGAAGATGTTGCGAGAGATCGCAAATGATGATAAGACCCCTAAAAAACATGATTTTGAGGTTCAAAATGAACTTCACGAAAAAATTCGCAATGACGAAGACTATGATGATTGGTCTTATGGCACTGAGCCAAATTGGGGGCACAAGTGGTAAAAACCACTATAAATAAATCATAATAATATTCAAAATAATGCCGTTAGAGCGTATTAGTGTTGGATTTAGGGATATTAGTCTCTCGTTAAAGATCAATCCTTTAACGAGAGACTTAGCTGTTTTAAAGAATGAACAAGCTATCGCTCGATCAGTTCAAAATTTAGTTTTAACAATACGGGGAGAAAAGTTTTTTGAACCTTCTATAGGAACTGATGTAAATAAATTATTATTTGAAACTATTGATCTATTTACTGCTAGACGAATAGAAACCCAAATAACAGAAGTAATCAATCGGTTTGAACCAAGAGTAGAGTTAATAGAAACGGTTATTACTCCAAACTATGATGAGGGGGCGATGGATGTTAAAATTACATATTTAATAGTTGGAATTGATGCCCTACCACAACGATTAGAATTTGTATTATTACCAACTAGATAAATGCCAATAGTTAACGTATCAGCACTAGATTTTAACGATATAAGAGAATCTATCAAAAGCTTTTTGAGAGCTGATGGTAGGTACACAGATTATGACTTTGATGGGTCTAATTTTAGTGTATTGCTAGACACTCTAGCATACAACACTTATATTACATCATATAATGCAAATATGTTGACTAATGAAGTGTTTTTGGATGGAGCAACACTAAGAGAGAACGTAGTATCTCTTGCTAGAAATTTAGGTTATCTTCCAAGATCAGTTAGATCATCTAGATCTAAAATATCTTTTTTTGTTGATATATCTGCATTTGCCTCCAACCCAATCACAATTACCTTAAAAAAAGGTATTGTTGCTACTTCAAACGTATCATTCTCAAATATAAATTATATTTACTCTATACCAGACGATGTTACAGTTCCTGTATCTGGTGGAATTGCAGAATTCCCGAATGTTGATATTTTTGAAGGATCATATATTGAAGATAGTTTTATTGTTGACAGTTTAAATAAAAACCAAAGATTTATTTTAAACAATGATAATATTGATACTAGCTTGATAAGAGTGATTATTAGAGAAAGTAAAAATAGTAATATTTCAAGAGTTTATAAATTTGCAGATAATTTAACTGCAGTTAAACCAACAGATGATGTATTTTTTCTAAATGAAATTGAGGATCAAAGGTATGAATTAATCTTTGGTGATGGAACTTTTGGAAGTAAACTAAAAAATAATAATTTTATCATGGTTAGTTATGTAACTACAAATGGTTCAATTGCAAATGGTGTCCGAAATTTTTCTTTTGCTGGTAGATTAGCAGATAATAATGGAAGTCCTGTTACTGTTGATGAACCACTCTTAACAACACTTGAAGTAGCGGGATATGGAGCTGATATTGAATCTATCGCTTCTATTAAAAAATTAGCACCAAGAGTATACGCTTCTCAGAATAGAGCTGTCACAGCATCTGATTATGAATCATTGATACCCCTAATTTATCCAGAAACTGAATCAGTATCTGTATTTGGTGGTGAAGAATTGAATCCACCAAAATTTGGAAAGGTTTATATTACGGTTAAACCAAAAAATGGTTCTTATTTACCAACTGCAATTAAAGATAATTTAAAAATCACTCTCAGAAAATACGCAGTCGCTGGAATTGTTCCTGAATTTATAGATTTAAAATATCTTTACATTGAATATAATGCAAAAGTATATTATAACAGCAATCAAGGAACTCCAGAGTATTTAAAAAATCAAGTACAACAAACTTTAGAAAAGTTTGCTGCGTCTGATGAATTAAATGTATATGGATCTAGATTTAAATATAGTAAATTTTTAAAGTTAATAGATGACTCTGCGGTTGCAATTACCTCAAATATCACAACAATCCAAATGAGGAGAGATCTTAAAGTTAGATTAAGGCAATTTACGGAGTATGAAATTTGTTTTGGTAATGAATTTCATATAAAAAATCGTAGTGGATATAATTTTAAAACTTCTGGATTTACTGTAGATGGTATTACTGGAACCGTGTATCTGTCAGATCTTCCACATAATGAGGGATTTGGATCAGTATTTCTCTTTAAATTGGATGCAAGTAATCAACCAGTCGTTGTTAGAAAGAATGTTGGGTCTATTGATTATAATAGAGGAGAAATAAAATTAAATGCTTTAAATATTTTAAATACAACTAAAAAATCTTTTGGTGATGATATTATTGAATTTTCTGCAATACCAAAATCCAATGATGTGATTGGAAAGCAAGATCTTTATTTACAACTAGATAATTCAAAATCAAATATTAATATAATTAATGATGTAATTTCTTCTGGAATTGACATCTCAGGATCACAATACATAGTATCATCTAGCTACTTAAACGGCGAGTTTATAAGACTATAAAAAATATGAAGAACAGAGTTAATATCAAAAATTTAGTTTCTGATCAACTTCCTACTTTTGTCAGGGATGGATATCCAGAATTTGTAGAATTTTTAAAGGAATATTATGATTCTTTAGAGTTTCCTGGTGGTCCAGTAGACATCCTGAATAATATTGATCAATACACACAATTAAACAATATTACAGAATTAACATATTATACAAATCTAACAGAAGATACTGGTTACACTACTAACACAATTAAAGTTGAAAGTACGGATGGATTTCCACCCAATAATGGTCTTTTACAAATTAATGATGAGATTATTCTTTATGAATCTAAAACAATTGATACTTTTATCAATTGTAAGAGAGGATTTAGTGGAATTACTACTTACAGAACTGCAAACTCAGATGCTTTAGAATTTGAAAAGACTCTTCGTTCACCACATACGTCTAATCAAATTGTATATAATTTACATGCGTTATTTTTAGTTGAACTTTATAAGAAATTTAAATACCAATATACTCCAGGTTTTGAAGATGTTCAGTTTTATGAAGATTTAAATGAAAAGGTATTAGTATCAAAATTAAAAGATTTTTATTCATCAAAAGGTGCCAATAGTTCTTTTGATATATTATTTAAATCTATTTGGGGTTCACCCGTACAAATTATTAAGCCTAGAGATTTTTTAATTCAACCATCTGATGCAGATTTTAGAATTACTAGGGATCTTGTAATTAAAAGACTATCTGGAAATCCAGAAGATTTGATCAATAGAACGTTATATCAGGATGAAACGAATACAATTCTAAAAGCGGTTGGATCTATTACCAACGTTGAAAAAATATTTAAAGATGGTGAAGAATATTTTAGATTAAGTTTGGATTATAATCCAGAATTAGAAACTTTTAATTTTACTGTACACCCAAAAACAAAAATTACTAATCCTGTTGGATTAGGACAGACTTATCTTGATGTTGATTCAACATTAAGTTTTACAGACTCTGGAACTCTTGTTGTATTTGACAATACCGTAGAATATAAATTTACTTACAACGGTAAAAGTTCAACACAATTTTTTGGTGTATCTTCTCCAGTTGCAATAGACTTAAACACAGATATAACAACTCCAGATTATGCTTATGCACTTACAAGTTCTAATGAGCAAATTAAAGTTAAAATTACTGGGGTACTTGGAGACCTAGAGTTTGATAGAGATTCATCTTATTACTATGAAATTGACGACCAGGTTGAGATTGTTTCTTTAGGAGCAGATAGTGAAGATCAAGTAAGAACGACGTGGATTAATAATGTAACACCAGAATATGAAATTGAACAAATTACTCAAGTTGCTTTAAAATTAAATGGAGCTGCTCAATATAGAATAAGAACTTTTGACCCTAATATATTTACTTTAGGTGATATTGGTACAATAAAAGGAAGTGATGGTAATCAATACAATATATTTGTTATAGCAGTGTCAAACAAATATGAATTTGACGTTAATTTAACAACTAGAATTGATACAACTAATGTAAAATATTCAATTAGAAAGGGAATTTCAAAAACAAATAGTAATAATCAACCAGAAATTAATATTATTTCGGCAGACATACAAAATGTTTATACCGATGACGAAGATACTTATGTTGTATGCTCTTCGTTACCAAATTATTATAATACTCCTATTATTGTTGAGGACTTATCTGTAATATTTACAGGGCAATATGATGGATTTGATCTTAACATTGGTTCAAACTCATTTATTAGTGGAGAAGCTGTATATTATTCACGAAATAATAATATTGGTTTGAATATTGCAGAGGGGCCATATTTTGTATATAAAGTCAATTCTAGTACAATACGATTAGCTACAAGTAGATCAAATATTAGAAGTGGTCAGTTTGTCTATGTTTTTGGTACAGTATTTAATAATAAACTTTCATTGTTAAAATATAATGATAGAAGATTACAAGCACAGGATTTAATTAGAAAATTTTCTCCAAGTGTTGATGATGATATTGTTGAAAATAGAATTACAAAACCAGGAACACTAGGATTATTTTTAAATGGTGTAGAATTATTAAATTATAAATCATCAGACACAATTTACTCTGGTCCTATTGAAGAAATTGTGGTTTCTTCAAATGGAGATTCAAATTATGATGTAATTGACCCCCCAATAATGCTCATATCCGATAATGTTGGTGCTGGTAACACTATTTTTGGTTCTGGTGCTGAGGGTATATGTAATGTGACTGGATCTTTGTCTAGAATTAATATTTTGGATAAAGGTTTTGATTATACTGATGAACCAAAAATTACAATTTCAGGTGGAAACGGAACTGGAGCGGAAGCAAAGGCGAATTTATCTAGAATTATCCATTCAGTATCTTTTAATGCTGGTAGTTTATATGATCAGGTTAATTTAACGAATAATTCTATTGGATTTACAACATACCATAAATTTAGAAATTTTGAAAAAATAATTTATAATTCACAAAATCAAACTAAAATTGGCAATCTGGTTGACGATGCGATTTATTTTGTCAACATAATTGATCCTGTTCGTATAAAATTACATAACACTTTAGATGATGCCATTTCTGGTATTAATACTGTTACTTTTGGATCTTACGGAGAAGGTCTCCAAAAATTAACATCTACAGATAGAAAAAAAGTTATATCCTCAATTGAAGTAATTAATCCTGGAAAAGGATATAGCAATAAAACTTTATTCTTTAATGGTGACTCAATCAATTTATTTGATAATACAATTACAATTCTAAATCATGGTTATTCAGAAAAAGAAACTATATTATTTGATACTGATGGAATTTTACCAGTAGGTCTTTCGACTAATTCTGAGTATTTTATTAATGTTATTAATAAAAATACATTTAGAGTTGCTTCTGTTAACCCTGTAGGAGTTGGAAGCACAATATCAAATGATTATAATTATGTAAACAAAAGATTTATTGATTTTTCAGATGTTGGTTCAGGGCAGCATTCTATAAAGTATCAACCAATTAATATAAAAATTGAATCTCCAATTGGAGTTACTACTTTTGCTGGTCAAGATTTTAATGCCAGAATCAGACCAATTTTTACTGGAGCGATACAATCAATCTCCATGAAAAATATTGGTGACAATTATGGCGACCCAAATGTTGTAAACTATAATCGTCAACCAAATATAACACTATTAAATGGTGAAAATGGACAAATTAGTGTAATTGTATCATCACAAGGCAAAATAATTGGTGCGATTGTAAATAACCCAGGTTCAAATTATAATTCACCACCTTTGCTAGAAGTTATTGGTTCTGGATTTGGTGCTATTTTGGTTCCAGTAATATTAAATGGAGCAATTGTTGACGTAAAAATTATTGAAAGTGGATTTGGATACAATCAAGTAAATACTATTATTAAAGTAATACCTACAGGAAATGGTGCTAGATTTGAAGCTAAAGTTAAATCTTGGACTATTAACATAGTTGAAAGATTATTCCAGTCAGATCAGGTAAATAATGATGATGGAATAGTAAGCAATCCTCTTGCATCAGAGAAAGGATTGCAATTTGTTCATGCTTACGCTGCTAGAGAACTTAGAAGAAAACTTCTATCAACATCATTAGATATTTTGGGTAATAAAGTCTATAGAGCAGACATAGACAATGAAAGTAATGTCACAAAATATCATTCTCCTATTATCGGATGGGCTTACGATGGTAACCCAATTTATGGACCTTATGGTTATGCCGACAAGGAAGGTGGTGCAGTTGTAAGACTTCGTAGTGGATATGAACTAAAGTTAAAAGGATATAGACCATCTACAGCGTCTTTCCCTCCTGGATATTTTGTTCAAGATTATGAATTTACAAATAATGGTGATTTAGACATACACAATGGAAGATATTGCAAAACTCCAGAATTTCCAAATGGAACTTATGCATATTTTGCAACTGTAAATACATTAAAAGATGCGTCTGGACCATTTAATGGATATTTAAAACCAATATTTCCATACATTGTTGGAGATACGTTTAAATCTAAACCGATTGAATATAATTTTGATCAATATTCAAACTTATCCTTTGTCAATTTAAATAAAACTGGTTGGATTAGATTTACAAGTCCATTAGGATTACTTTTAAATAAAACAAAATATCAAGGGTTCATTCAACCAGATACTTTTAGTAAAGGATTTACTGAAGTTAATAGTATTAGTCCTGGTGAACTAACAGAACTCCAAATAATTTCTCCTGGAGATAATTATTCAATACAGGATAATATATTCTTTAACAGTCAAGGAACAGGAGGTTCTGGAGCATACGCTAGAATTTCAGAAATTAAAGGTAGAGATGTAGATTCTATCTCATATAGCTTTAGTAAATTAGTTGATGTGGAGTTTACTCCTTTTGGGTCTAGTGGAAGGTATGTAGGATTTGCTAGCACTTCCCACTCTTTAATAAATGGTGACATTGTATCTGTTCAAAATTTAAATATTTTATCTACAGAATTTGCATCAATTTATACAGTTGGCATATCTACAAATACTCTTACATTATCATCAAGCATAGGTAATGATGGACAAACTGGAATAGTCACATATTTAAATGTTTCTGGTAATCTAAATTTTCCTATTTTATCTGTAAATGATGTTTATAAAATTGAATCGGAAAAATTCAAGATTATAAACGTATATCCACAAGATTCTAGAATTAAAGTTTATAGATCATTTAGTGGATCCGTATCAGCTGCACATACTTCAGGTGATGATATAGTAGAACTGAGTAGAAAATTTACTTTTAATAGTGGTTTTAGTACATCAACAGAATATCGTTTAAACAGTGAATATTACTTTGATCCTAGGGAATCTGCAATAATTCCATCTGAAAATCTAATACTATATTCAACTCCAGTTCCACCATCTCTTGTCCCATCTGCTTGGGATTATTATACTTCAGGAATAGGAACTGGAACTGTAGAATATTTTAGTGCTGTTTCTCCAGATGGTTCAACTAATGCTGCAAAAGTTTCTTTTGCTTCAACCACTGGAGCATCTGATGCATTTGGATTAAAATTTGAACCTGTTTCATTATCATCAGATTTTAATACATTTTCAGTATTTTTAAGAGGACACACTGGAAATGAGCAGATTTATTTTATTTTAGATGATGGATCTTTATATTATTCACAACTAGTAACACTAAGTTCAGATTGGAAAAGATATAGTCTTACCGCTCAAACTGGTGCTGGAACTCATAGAATAAGAATTGGAACATTTGGTACACAAGGTCTTACTTTAAATTCATCACCAACAGTGTATGTATGGGGTGCTCAAGTTGAACTTGGAAAACTAACTAGTAGTTATTATGAAACTTCGGGAAGTGCATTAACAAGAGCATCTAAAAAGTCTGGATTATTGTTCTTTAGTAATCCTGGAGTAACTCAGAAAAAAGGAATACAAACAATTGTAAATACATTTTATTTACCAAATCATGGTTTCAAAACTGGTGATAAAGTAAAATATAACGTTGGGCATGGATATACTGGTGTTCGCGTTTCTTATGCGGCAACAACAACACCACTTTTAGATTCTCAGGACTTATATGTTGCAACATATGATAATGATTTTATTGGTGTTTCCACTCAAAGAATAGGAATTGGTAGTACTGGTGGATTTGTTGGAATTGGTTCTGATGTTCTAGAATTGTTTAGGATTGCAGACTATGGAACTGGAGAGGTTCATAGTATTAAGACTAATTTACCATTAACTATTCGTGGAGACGTTTATAAGAAAACCGCCACTGTTATAACAAATAGAGAGCATGGTCTTACAAGTGGAGACGAAGTTAACATTAAGGTTACTTCTGGTATTACTACAACTTTTGTTATTTCTTATGATGACATTAACAGAAGGATGTTAGTAAATCCAAGAGTATTTGTTGATGTTGCTATTAATTTATCTAGAAATACTATTACATTACCAAATCATGGATTTGTAACTGGACAAAAAGTAATTTATAATTCGGCAACACCGTCTTCTGGGTTAATAAATTCAAAAATATATTATGTTATTGTCTCTGATGACAACACAGTTCTTTTATCTCACTATTATTACGACAAAATTTCATCAAATACTGCAATTGAAATAGTAAATATTGGAACCCAAGCAGCAGGTTCTATCACACCAGTTAATCCAGAAATATTTGCAACAAAAAATTCAACAATTATTTTTGATTTATCAAGCACTACACTAGCTTCTGGTTCTTTACCCTCATTTGACTTTAACATTTATTTTGATCCTCTCTTCCAAAAAGAATTTTATACGTCTCCACAAAATACAGGTGCATTTAATTTTAGAAAGAGTGGAACAATCGGAGAATCAAATGGAAAGGCTGAGTTAATTATAGATGATTTCATTCCAACATCACTATATTATAACTTGACTCCAATCAAATATGCTGGTGCAACAGCAGCAAAATTAGAAATTATAAGTGATTCTCTTAACGTTAAAAATCCTAACAAATTATCTGTTGTCGATAGTAAGTTTAATAGAATTACTACAGTTTCTGGTATTACTTCTAATACTTTTAAATATTCATTAGAACTTACACCAGAAAGATTTAGTTATAATAATTTACAAGCACAAACAACATATTCTACAGCATCTCGCACTGCAATAGGACCTGTTGCTAAAATTAGTATTGATTCTGGAGGTAGAAATTATGTAAGACTACCAAATGTGACCCAAATTGTAAGTGGACTTGGAACTGCAGCTCTATTTTTACCAAGAAGTAAAACTATTGGTAAAGTTAATGGTGTTGTTTTAACTGACATTGGATTTGATTACCCATCAGATAAAACATTAAGACCTCTTGCAAATTTTCCATACACATATAAAATTGAACCACTATCAAAATTTAAAAGAATTCAAATAGTTACTCCTGGGGTAAACTATTTTGTTGCTCCACAACTTGCAGTTGTTGATGGATTTACAGGAAGAGTAAATACTGAAGTTTCTCTTGAATATGAAATTGGAGATACTGAGGTAACAATTATAAGAAATACAACAGGTTTGTATAACGTAACACCAAAAATATTACCAATTAATAATCCAAATGGAATAAGAATTGAAAATATTGTATTTGATCCAGGAACTTTAAATGTCACAGTTTCTTTTGCTGTAACATTTGCATCATCACAAGATTATCCATTCATTGTTGGTGAAAAAATAATTGTAGAAAATACAAATATTGATGCCAATTTTGGTGGTAGAGGATATAATTCTGCTGCTTATGATTACAGGTTGTTTAGAATTACAGCAGCAAATCCAGACATTGGTGGCGATAATCCAACTTTAACGTTTAATTTAACTGGATTTTTAAACCCTGGAGAAGAACCAGGTATTTTTGATAGTTTTGAATCTTTTGGTACAGCGACTCCAGAGGCATATTTTCCAGAATTTGATGTTGATTTGGAAAAAGATAGTTTTAGAAATGGGGAAATAATCGTAGCCCAAGATGGAAATGTTGGTGTCGTTCAATCTTATGACCGAAGAAATGAATTTTTAAAAATAAGATCTAAAAAAATATTTAAGGTAGATGACCTTGTGATTGGAGCATCTTCTCAAAACAAAGGTCTTATATCGTCTGTTGATGGTATTACTGCAAAATACTTAATTGAATCCAATAGTATTACTAAAAAAGGTTGGTTAAGAGAGACAGGAAAACTCAATCAATCTTTCCAAAGAATACATGATAATGATTATTATCAATATTTTTCATATTCTGTTAGGTCTCCAATTGAATATCAAGTTTGGAATCCGTTAGTAAGTAATTTAATACATACTGCAGGATTTAAGAAATTTAGTGAATTAACAATTGATTCATATGATCCAAATGTTGCTGGAATGTCCACAGCACAAAATTTAAATGCACTAATAGCTATTTCCGATCTAACAGAAGTTGTTGACTTAAATTCTGTAAAAGATTTTGATATTGCTAGAGAAAAAAGTATTCAAGTAGAAAATACTTTAATATCAAATGAAATTTTATTTAATTTACCATTTTTAGCACAATATCAAGAATTTATAGGAAATAGAGTTTTAACAATTGATGATTTTAGCGATGAATTTAATGGAGTTAACAGGGGATTTGGATTAAAATCTGGAGGTTTTCCAATATTTGAGGTTTCTTTTAATGGAAGTGATTCTACTAAACTTGAATTTGGTGATGGGACAATAAATCTTGGAAATCACTTTTTTGTTAGTGGAGAAGAAGTTGAATACATTCCACCAAATAATGATTTTGCAAACGCTATTAAAATTGCGCCATCAGATTTTGGTTCTGGAATTGGAGTAACAAATCTTTTACCTTCTAAGTTTATTATAATTAAGCAAGACAATCAAAAAGTAAGAGTTGCAACTTCAGCAACAAATGCGCTATTGTTTAACCCTATTGGAGTTGCAATTACAGCAGTTGGAATTGGTAGCACCCATTTATTCAAATCAATATCTCCAAATAATAGACTTTTAATTACAATTAACGGCACTATTCAATCACCATTAGTTGGAACTGCATATACAATAGCAACTACTTCTAGTGTTGGGATAGGAACAACTAACATTGACGTTGTTGGAGTTACATCTATTTTTAGTGGTGATTTGATTCAAATTGACGATGAAATCATGTTAGTTTCTGCCGTCAATTCAACCACTAATGTATTGAATGTTAAAAGAGCATGGATGGGATCTACAGAAGATACCCATGCAAGTAATGCTGTAATTACTAAATTTGTCGGAAATTATAATGTTTTAGATAATAGACTACATTTTTCTGAACCAATGTGGGGTAATTTACCAATTGGATTTGGAACTACCGCAACATCTGCTGGAGATATTGACTATACTGGATTAACAACTAGTTCTAGATTTAGTGGAAGAGTATTTTTAAGATCAGCATTAAATCAATCAATTACAACTAGTTTTATAAAAGCCTATGATAATAATTATGTTTTTGATGATATATCAAATCAATTCAATGGTATTACAACAACCTTTACATTAAAATATCAAGGTAACGATATTGATAATATTACATCTAGTAATACTCTAATCTTAATAAATGATATCTTCCAAGGACCTCAAAGATTAGGAAATGTCCTTACAAACATTCCTGGGGACTATAAACTTATTGCTGGTGGAGGACAATTACAAGTAGGATTTAGTGGTCCAGTCGCGGATCCAACATTAACAAATGATATTAATGTAAACAGCACTCCTAGAGGTGGAATTATCGTCAGTGTTGGATCCACAGAGGGATTTGGATATCAACCATTAGTTGCTGCTGGTGGAACCGCGTTGGTATCTACAGCAGGAACAATATCTCAAATATCTATAGGTAATTCTGGTTCTGGTTACAGATCAGGATTACAAACAGTAAGAGTTGGGATTCAAACCTTTAGTTATGGATCTGCAGATATAACTTACATTGGAATTGCTTCAGTCTTAAATGGGCATGTAATTGGTGTTGCAATAACTAATCCAAAAGTATTTTATGCTCCAAGAGAAGTTGCCAACATTGGTTATAGTTCTATTACTGGTGTTACTACAGTAACAACTTCAACTCCACACGGATTGCGGTTAGGTGAAGAAGTATCAGTAGTTGGAGCAGCATTCACATGTGATTACTATCCTCCAATTGGAGTAAGCACGGCAGTATATAATAATACAACTGGTATAATGACAGTTACTACTGTTGGCATAACAACTCTAAATGTTGCTAACTTTACATACGATAACACAACTGGATTATCTACTATTGTTACTACACAACCCCATAAATTAATAACACAAACGGCAATTGGTAGAAGTTTTAGTCTTTCTGGATTAGCATTAACATGCGTTGGTTACGGGCAAACTTTTGCAGTTTATAATTTTATTTACGATGAAACAACTGGATTATCCACAGTGTTTACTGTTGGAAATCATGGGTTAAGTTCAGGTGATAATTTTAAAATGAGAGAACTAGAGTTCTCTTGTACAGGTCCTTCAGGAGTAACTACAACAATATTCCCAGATGGAACTCAGGGTTATTTCTTTACTGTTAATACTGGTACAGAAGTTGGAGCAACAACATCTTTTACTGTTAATGTTGGTCCATCTACCATACCACATACTTATGTTTCTGGTGGTGTAATTCAAGTTGGTATTAATACCGACATATTCCCTGGTGACTCAATAGTATCACCTTTAGGAAATACATTTAAAGTTCTTTCTGCACCAGATTCTTATACACTCACATTTAATTCTGGAATATCTACAATTCCACATTCATATGTAAGTGGTGGAACTTTAACTCTTGGACATAAGTTAAAAGTTGGAACTGACGTAATTCTAACGGGATTGGGATTCACAAGTGCTCTTGGGATAGTCACACACCCAAATACAAATACTACAGATTATTGTGGAACTCAAGTAACTAGAATTAATAATATAAGTGAATTTGAACTTAATGTTGGAATTGGATCTACCACATTAGATTATGTGTCTGGAGGAACTGTTGAAGAAATTATCATTGCTCCTAGACAAATTAACAATTCTCCTACGGGACAAGACCCAGCAGCAAATGGAACGGGAATAGTTAAAATAGTTGATGATTATACATTTATCATTAATTCTGGAACATCACCATATACTCATTTTTATAAAAAATGTGGAAAGGTTACCAAACCTATTGACGTTGTATTTGACAGTCCTTTAAATTATTATAATATTCCACTAATTTATAAACAGGGTGTAGTTGGATTTGGAACTGGTGCCACTGTTGATTTGGTTCCAAGTCAAGATAGCACAATTTTAAACTTTGAATTAAATAATTTTGGTTATGGGTATGGTTCTGGTGAAACATTAACTGTTGCTATTGGAGGAACAACAGGAATTCCAACTACTGGAATTTCAACATTCAATCATTTTGAACTTACAATTGATAGAACTTATCAAAGTAAATTCTCTGGATGGAATGTTGGTGAATTTATTGTACTTGATGACATTTCAGACTTTTTTAACGGAAGAAGAAGATTATTCCCATTAACTGTAAATGGGGAAAGTATATCATTCTTTGCTAGAGCAAACTCTGGAATTAATTTACAATCAAATTTACTTGTGTTCATAAATGATACTTTACAAACTCCAGGAGAAGGATACCAATTTAATGGAGGAAGTACATTAAGATTTACGGAAGCACCAAAAGGATTGGTATCTGGTTTTAGTACAACTGGTGATACAGCTAAACTTTTAATGTATACTGGAACTCAAAACATTGACGTTAAAACCGTTGATGTTTTACCTAGTGTTAAAGTTGGTGATGATGTTCAACTGTATAGTGATATTGATGAAACATTTACAGAAGAAAGAAGACTTGTAATGGATATTATATCTGCAGATAAAATCATTACTAATAACTATGGTGGTCAAGGTGTTACTCTTAATGAACTGTTCTCCAGACCAATTAGTTGGTTTAAACAAACTGTAGATAAAATTATAGACAATGAATTTGTTGGTAAAGATAGAGTATATTATGAACCAGCAATTAGTCCAAACACAAATATTATTGAATCTATTGGAATTGGATCCACTTATGTTTTTGTCTATAGTATTAGACCATTATTTGATGATTCTTATGAAGGTATACCTCTTGAGGAAAGGTCTATTGTTCAAATACTTAGCCAGGATAATTTAGAGTCTGCAACTGCAAGAGCAACTCTAGGATCTGGTGGATCAGTAACTAGTGTACTAATAACAAACCCTGGGTATGGATATACAATTGCACCTCAAGTAACAATACAAAAACCATATGGATTTGGGACTAATGCTACAGCAACTGCTACAATTGGTACTGGAGGATCTATTACTTCAATATCAGTTGGAACTGGTGGAACAAATTATTTTTATGGTCCACTAGATTCAATTACAATAACGCAACAAGGTAGTGGATTCCCACCATTGAGTCCTGGTAATAACACTTTCTACAAGGCTAGGTTAAAATCAGAAACTGGAATTGGTAGAGGAGCAACTGCTGATATACAAATCAGCATCTTAAACTTTAACATATCTTCTGTCAACGTTATTGACAACGGTGCAAACTATGCTGTTGGAGATATTGTTTATGTTGATACCTTTGACAATGTTGGATTGGCAACGACTTCTAGAAAATGGGCATTAAAATCACCAATGAAGTTTACAGTTGCCTCCATTTTACCGCCTGAAGTTTTAATCGCACCTCCAGCAAGAAAGGTTGAAGATGTAATTAGAGTATCTTATGAAGGAGATTATGGAATTGTAGTTGGCGTTGCAACAACATCTTGCTCTGGCGTTACTACATGCTTAAGTCTAGAATTTGATTTATTCATACCATTAGATTCTAGAATAAGAACAAGTTTGAATATATCTCAAACTGGAATTACAACAGGATACTTATTCAATGTTGTTGGATCTAATTTTGGAGTTGCACCTCAAGCATCACTACGAAGTGATGGTTCTATTTTAGGTATATCATCTCAATTTGCAGATATGACATTTGAATGCACAGATTGGTATACAAAATCTGCAATTATACCACCTGGAATTAGCGGATTAGCATCAACTGTTGGAATTGCGACTACGGTTACAACTGTAGTTGTAAAAGTTCTCAATAGTCCTTTAAGTGGTATTGTTGGTTTTGCTACAACAGCATTTTATGGACATTACACTTGGGGTAAGATTAACATGCCTGTTAGAATTGGACCTGGAACTTTCTCGGCACAGCATGATACAAGACAATCAGGAATATCAACAAATCCAATAATAAAAAGAAAGAACCCATTAAAATATTTGGGTTACATTAGCTGATAAATAAAAGATATAGAAGTCTAAATTCAAAAAATGGCAGCAATTATAACTGATTTATTGAGAGTTAAGAACGCAAGAGCTTTCATCGATAAAATTAGGGACCCTAGTAATTCTTACTATACTTTTATTGGACTTCCCAATGCAGATGAAGTTCAAGATAATTGGAATACTAGTCCACCGTCTCCACGAGACTGTTTTGATGATACCAATTTTTATTGGGACACTATGGTTGCGTTGAAAAAAATTGCTGCTGATGATGTAAGACCAGTTGTTAGAAAAATACAATGGGCTTCAGCTACAATTTATGATATGTATCGTCATGACATTAATAGAAATAATTTATCAAAACCATCTAATAAAACAAGTTTATATTCTTCAAACTATTTTGTTGTCAATAGTGAATTTAGAGTTTATATTTGTTTAAATAATGGTATTGATCCAGAAAACCCAAATGGAAAACCTTCTCTTGATGAACCTAAATTTACGGACTTAGAACCAAGAGCAGCTGGTACTAGTGGTGATGGTTATATTTGGAAATATCTTTATACTATTAGTCCAAGTGATGTTATTAAGTTTGACTCCCTCAATTTTATACCTCTTCCAGTAGACTGGGAAACAAATGCAGATTATTTACCAGTTAAAAATAATGCAGAAACAAGTGGTCAATTAAAAACTATTACTGTAAAGAATAGAGGGTACTTAGTTGGTCCACCAAACACTACTTATACCAGAGTTCCTATTAAGGGAGATGGTCTTGGTGCAGAATGCACCATTGTAATCAACAATGACGCTAAAGTAGAATCAATTACAATCTCAAATGGTGGTTCTGGATATACCTATGCAAGTGTTGACTTAGTTGGAGGAAATGTGCCTACTGGTTCTTTAACTCCAATATTTGATGTAATAATTCCTCCTCCTGGTGGTCATGGTGCTGATGTATATAAAGAACTAGGTTCTACAAATGTTCTTATATACTCTAGAATTGAAAATGATGATCAGAATCCAGACTTTGTGACGGGCACTTCTGTTGCAAGAATTGGAATTATTGAAAATCCTCAAGCATATGAATCAAGCACAGTTATTACTGAAGATCGAGTTAGTTCTTTATTTGCCATTAAATTAAAAGGTTTAGCACCAAATGTAGACGATTATAGATCAACAACTTTTCAACAAAATGCATATATTACTCAAACTGTAGGAACTGGTGCCACTGCTATTGGTAGGGTTGTTTCTTATGATGCACAAACTGGTGTTTTAAAGTATTGGCAAGATAGATCTTTAGTTGGATTTAATACAGACGGGACACAAAAATCAAACCCAACTTATGGTTTTAGACTAAATAAGTTTACGTCCACAGTTACAACTGGGGGTTCTTTAAGAATAATCGGTGGATCTAAAGACTTATATGTTGATGATGGATTTGGGACAGACAATACTCCAGGTATAAGTACTGTCATAAATAATAAAACATACTATTTGGGACAAACTTTTATTAAAGGAGTGGCTTCTCCAGAAGTACAAAAATATTCTGGAACCGTTCTGTATGTTGATAATAGACCTTCAATTACAAGGTCAGTGAATCAAAGAGAAGATATCAAAGTTATTTTGCAATTCTAGTAAAGAGTTATGCCACAAGAAACTAATTTAAACGTATCTCCGTATTTTGATGACTTTGATCCAAATAAGGGATATCACAAAATATTATTTAAACCAGGATTGCCAATCCAATCTAGAGAATTAACATCTTTACAATCAATTCTTCAGAATCAAATTGAACAAGTAGGTACACATTTGTTTAAAGAGGGATCAGTTGTAATCCCTGGACAAATTAATTATAATAATTCTCTTTTTGCCGTAGAAATTGAAAAAGAATATCTTGGAATACCAATTTCAAGCTATGCTGAAGATTTAGTTAATGTGTATATTAGAGGACAATCATCAAACGTAAAAGCAAAAGTTGTCTCTAGTGTTGATCCAGAATTTTCTGCTAGAGGATACTATACACTATTTGTAAGTTATGTTTCTACTGGTTCAGACGGAAAAGAAGTTTTTGATGATAATGAAGTTTTAAGTTTAGAAACGAATTTATCAACATCTGTTATTAATTTTCAATCTGGTCAAGGGTTTGGCATTACAGCTGCTGTTAGTTCAACTTCAATAGGATCTGCAGTATTTTTATCTGAAGGTGTTTATTATCTGAGGGGAACTTTTGTAAGAGTTAGTCCACAAACTCTAATTCTTGATGCACATAATCAGTTTCCTACTTATAGGGTAGGATTGGAGATCTTTGAAGAAATAATAACATCTGGTTTTGATCCATCTTTAACTGACAACGCAAAAGGATTTAATAACTTTGCAGCTCCTGGTGCTGATAGATTAAAAATTACTGCGGTCTTAACAAAAAAACCATTAGATTCTGAGAAGAATGAAAATTTTGTTGAGCTTTTAGTATTAAGACAAGGAAATATTCAACATATTGAAGACAAAACTCAATACAATGAATTAGCAGAAGAATTAGCTAGAAGAACTTATAATGAATCTGGAAATTTTTATGTGAAACCTTTTGCAATTACTGCAAGAGAATCATTAAATAATCGAAAGGGTAACAATGGAATATTCTTACGTGGACAATTAACATATAATAATAATATTCCTGCTGAGGATTTAGGAACGTATAAAATATCTCCAGGTAAAGCTTTTATCCGTGGTTTTGAAGTAGATTCAAAAACAATACATTATTTAGATTTTGAAAAAACAAGAACAACTAAAACATTAGAAGACCAAGCAGTTAATTATTTTACTGGTCCAACACTATCTTTAAACCGAGTTATTGGTGCTCCTAGAATTGGATTCAGCACATCATCGTCAATAAGTTTAAGAAATTCTAGAATTGGCATTACTTCAACAACATCTTCTGGAAAAGAAATCGGAGTTGCCAGAGTTTATGATTATGCTTTAGAGTCAGGATCGTATTCTTCTGTTGTTGGTGATTTAAATGAATGGGATATTTCGTTATATGATATTCAAACATATACTGATTTAAATTTAAATGAAGCAATAACTTTAACTGTTCCAACTTTTGTAGAAGGTAAGTCTAGTGGAGCAAGTGGACATTTAAGATTCAATACAACTACTGGAATTGCTACGGTATATTGCACTAAAGGATCTTTTGTAAGAGGTGAGAAACTAATCTTAAATGGTGTTGATAGTAATAGAATTATTACCAGTCCAATTGAATACAAAATATCAGACATAAAATCAGTATACAGTTCTGTTGGGGTGGGTCAAACCTTTAATGGTGATACAAAATTATCAAGTCTTCTCTCGATTGGTGTTGTAAACATTACTGGAAAATCTGGATCCGCTCCAGGAGTATCTACAGTAACTAGTTCTAATATAGATTTTCGATTGATAGCAAAAGAGGGTGATTTTGTATCATTCAGCAATCCTCTACTTACAAACTTAAATACAAAAACATACGCTAGAATTTCTTCAATTATTAGTGCAAATAGTATAGTAATTGCTGGAGTAACTACTGTTTCAAATATAAATGATGGTGGTCTGCCAACTAGTAATATAACACCAACAGATTTTGAATTAATTGGTGCAAACTTAAGATCATCGATTGATAATACTCTATACACACCTCTTCCCAAAAAGTTTATTTCTAGTGTAGATTTAACTAGGTCTACTTTATCAATTAGAAAAGAATTTAATGTAATTATCACTGCCAATGCAACTAATACAATACAATCAGGAACAAATGAAACATTTTTACCATTTGATGAGGAAAGATATGTTTTAATAAATTCCACTGGTGGTTTTGAAGAACTTACTGAAGATAAATTTAGATTTAGTAATGGTGGAAAAGAATTAAGAATATTTGGATTAAATGTGGCTGGTTCTGCCAGATTAATTGCAACTCTTACTAAAATAAATGTATCTAATAAAGTAAAATCATTAAATAGAACTGGTTCTGTTATTGTAAATAAATCAAAATTATCTGCTTCTGGAATTGGTTCTACAACTTTAGATGATGGTCTAACATATGGAAGTTATGGTTATGGTCTACGAGTTCAAGATAAGGAAATCTGTTTGCTTGAACCTGATGTAACAAAAGTTTATGGTGTATATGAAGCAAATGATACGAATAATCCGACTTTACCATCTATAAGTTTATTTAATCTTGATGGTCCAACTGGTAAGGTAGATGATTTCATTATTGGAGAAGAGTTAATTGGTTCTACAAGTGGAGCAGTTTGTCTTTATATTGAAAAAGTTGGAACTTCTACAATAGGATTAGTATATTTAAACGATCTTAGATTTGAAATTGGGGAAACTGTTAGATCTGAGACAAGTGGAATTAGTGGGACAATAAATGACTTTGATCCTGGTGATGAAAATATTATTGAAAGATTTACTTTGGATGCTGGACAAAGAGAAACTATTTGTGATTATTCTAGATTAGTAAGAAAACCAAACACAAAAGAACCAAGAAGAAAACTAAGAGTTATATACGAATCAGCAACTTATAGTGATTCTACAGAAGGAGATATTACTACAGTATCTTCATATAATCAATTTAATTATTGCGATTTACCTTTAATTAAAAATAATGAAAGAATAACGGATATACTTGATATTAGACCAAGGGTTCGCAAATTTAATTCTAGTTCTACTAGTTCTTCTCCATTTGAATTTTCGTCTAGATCTTTTGAAGATGGAACAAACTCTGCTAAAAATATTTTAGCTTCGGATGAATCTATTATTCTTACATATTCACATTATCTACCCAGAATTGATAAACTATTTTTAAAAATAGATGGAGGATTTCAATTAATTAAAGGGGTTCCTTCGGAAACTCCACTTCCACCAATTGCTTTAGAAGACTCACTAGAAGTTGCTACAATAAATCTACCTCCATATGTTTGTAGCACAGAAAACTTACAAATAAGTTTAAATGCACATAAACGTTATAGAATGCAAGATATCTCCTTGCTTGAAGATAGAATTAAAAACTTAGAGTATTATACTGCATTATCAATTTTAGAATCGAAAACAGAATCATTATTCATTCCAGATGAAAATGGATTAACTAGGTTTAAATCTGGAATTTATGTTGACAATTTTAGCAATACTAGATCACAACTAAAAATTGGTAAAATTACTAACAGTATTGATCCAACAACACTTGAATTGAGACCATCTCACTTCACAACATCCATAGACCTTTTAGTTGGTTCTAAATCTCTACTAGGAATTGGAACTACAGCAAGTCCAACAGCAGACCCTGCTTTTGTAACTGATATCATTGGATCAAATATTAGAAGAACAGGTCAGTTAATTACATTAGATTATGCAGAATATTTGCAGTTTACTCAACCATTTGCAACCAGAGTTGAAAACGTTACTCCATACCTAGTTGTAACTTATACTGGTAATATTCAATTATTCCCATCATCTGATATTTGGGTTGATCAAGTTAGATTACAACCGCTTAGAATAGATGTTGATGACTACACTCAAACTAGACTTCAATTAGAGTATGCTGGATATGACCAACAAACAGGTTTAGGACCTGTTAGATGGGGAGCATGGCAAGCTACTTGGACTGGATCTAGCACTGCTTCAACTAGTAATACCGTTGTAACTTCAACTAGCACTTCAAATACAGGTAGTGCATTAGTAACAACTAACCAATTACAAACTACAACAGTTACAACTACAACAAGAACAGGTACAGAAAACAGAAGTGGTACTCAGTTAAGAGTTTCTGAACAAATTCAAACCACGAATGAAGGTGATAGAGTTGTAAGCACTTCTGTAGTTCCCTTCATGAGATCTAGAAATATTGAATTTACTGGAAGAAAGTTCAGACCATATACAAGACTTTATGGATTTTTTGACGGTGAAGATGTAAACAACTTTATTATTCCCAAATTAATAGAAATAAGAATGATTAGTGGATCATTCTCTGTAGGTGAATTAGTTACTGGAACCATGACAACTGGTTCTACTACAGTAACCACTGGTTCTACACCATCAATTACATTTAGAGTAGCAACATCAAATCACAAATATGGTCCAATATCAAATCCAACAGATGTATTTTTAAGAAGTCCTTATGATGAAAGTTATACAATACCAGCAAACTACTCAAGTTCTAGTATATTACTTAATGTTGATACTAGAACCTTAGCGGAAAATAACCAATCACTATATCGTGGATTTATAAGAACAGGTATGAGGTTGAGGAGTGCTTCTGCTGAAGCAGAAGTTGTTTCTATTAGATTATTCAGTGATAGTGTAGGATCTGTTCTTGGATCATTCTTTATACCAGATCCAAACTTACCATCAAATCCATCTTTTGAAGTTGGAACAAAAATTTTCAGATTAACCTCACAACAATCGAATAGTACTTTAGGTGGTTTAACTTCTACTTCTGGACAAGAAGCATATTTTGCTTCTGGATCCATTAATAATATGCAGGAGACTATAAGATCTACAAGAAAACCAAGATTTGATGTCGTTGCTGCTAGTGAAAGTAGACCAGCTACAGATGTTCAATCTACTACTACTGTAAGTAATTCAACAACTCAAAGTATTACTCCACTACCCCCACCACCGCCACCACCACCGCCGCCAGCACCATCCCCGCGCCCAAATCCATCATTCCCTTCCCCCAGGAATCCGCCTCCACGTCCACCAAATCCACCGCCACCACCGCCACCACCGCCACCACGGCGACCACCACCACCACCACCACAGCCACCACCACGAAGAGGTGGTAAGGATCCTCTTGCACAGTCATTCACTATTAATGATGATGGTGGGGCATTTATTACTAGTATTGAGGTTTATTTCAGAACTAAAGATTCGCTACTTCCAGTAACTGTTCAGTTACGTCCAATTGTTAATGGTGTTCCTTCTGAGGACATATATCCTTTTGGAGAAGCAATAGTAGAATCTGATAATGTTGTTGTGTCCGCTGATGCAACCCAACCAACAAAGATAACATTCCCAGCCCCAGTATATCTGCATTCAAATACCGACCATGCTGTAGTCTTACTATCAAATTCAAACGAGTACACTGTTTGGATTTCCAGAATGGGTGAAACTGATATTTCTACATTACTGCAACCAGAATCAAGACAGGTTATTGTATCTGCACAACCATATTTGGGATCTTTATTCAAATCACAAAATGGTTCTACTTGGACACCAAGCCAGTATGAAGATTTGAAATTTAATCTTTTTTCTGCTGGATTCCTTGCTGATTCTGGAACAGTATCATTCTATAACCCAGAATTAAATACAGGTAATAGGCAAATTGCAACCTTAGTGAAGGATGCTTTAGAATTTGATGCCAAAAAATTAATTATTAGCACAGGTGATATTATCAATACATCTTCATTAGTCATTGGTAATACTGTTATTCAAAAGAATACAAGTGCTAGAGGTGACTATGTTGGTGTTGGTGGCTCTGCATCAGGGTCATTAGTTATTGTTAATGCTGGTATTGGTTATACTCCATCAAATGGCACATCATTTACATTCAATGATGTACCTTTAAGTTCTTTTAGTGGTAATGGTAAAAATGCTACTGCAGATATTACCATTGGACAAGCAAGTGGAGTAAATGGCGTCGCTCTTGCAGCAACAATTAGAACTGGTGGATATGGATACCAAATTGGAGACGTTTTAGCAGTTCCATCAATTGGAAATAATTCTTTAGGAAGAAATCTTCAATTGTCACTATCAAGTGTCGTTGGTGTTAACCAGTTAATACTTGACAATGTACAAGGAGAATTTGAAATTAATGCCGCCAAACCACTTCAGTTTGTAAGTGCATCGAGTGGAATAACAACTATACTTAATGCTACTGGAACAAATTCAGTTGTTAATGATTTTGAATTAGCATCTTTATCTGAAGATGGTTTACATATTAAAGTAAATCATAAAAATCATGCTATGCATTCTACAACAAACGTTGTAAGAATCAGTGGTGTCAAAGGAGATGTTAAATCAACTATATTAACAGCAGATTATAATAATTCAGATTCTGGTCCTATTAGTATTGCAAATACAACTGGGTTTGAAGTATTTGAAAATGTATCTATTGGAGCAACAAATCCAGGATATGCACTTTTAGACAACGAAATTATTTCATATACTGGCATTGCTAATGGTCAATTAATTGGAATTACTAGATCAGTTGAAGGCACTGGTGCATTCAGTTATCCAAATAGAACTACCATTCAAAAATATGAAAATAATGGAATTTCTTTAAGAAGAATTAACAGACTTCACTATTTACAGGATGCTTTGGTTGAAAGACCTATTGATCTTGATAGTTATTACATCAGAGTTAATACTAGTGAAAATGGTATAGACAGATCTTCTATTTCTGGATTCCCTAAACTTTATATAAATGCATCAAAATCAAGTGGTGGAGATTCTATCTTAGCAACACAAAATATTCAATATGAAACTGTAAACCCAATTGTTCAAACAATGGTTCTACCTGGAACCTCTGTAAAAGCAACTCTAAAAGGTATTACAGGAACAAGTGTTGATGGTGAGGAAATTTCATTCGTTGAAACAGAGGCAACCCCAATTAACTTAACAGAAGATACTTATTTACCAGAACCTAGAATAATCGCCTCTAGGGTGAATGAATTGGAACAAACAACAAACTTCCCTGGAAATAAATCCATGGAATTAACGTTTACACTAGCAACATCCAATTCAAAAATTTCTCCTGTGATCGATCTTGATAGAGTTGGAATGATTTTAGTATCCAATAGAATTGATAGTCCAATATCAGATTATATTAGTGATCCTAGGGTTTCTTCAATTAATGATGACCCATCAGCGTTTATCTATGCTAATCAACCAGTTGAATTAGAAAACGCAGCTACTTCTTTAAAAGTTATATTTGCAGCATATGTAAACACTTTTAGTGATGTACGTGTATTCTATTCAATTAGTAATGATCCATCTGCTGAACCAATTTACTATCCTTTCCCAGGATATGAAAATCTTGATATTAATGGGAACATTGTTAACCCAAGTCAAAATAATGGTAAACCAGATAAAAATGTCCCTAAAACAGATATTTTATCTGCAGAGTCTGCAAATCTGGTATTTAGAGATTATGAATTTAGCATTGATTCCTTACCAGAGTTTAGATATTTTAGTATTAAGATAGTTGGTTCTTCAACAAACCAAGCATATCCACCAAGAATCAAAGATTTGAGAGTAATTGCGCTTGCTTGATATGAACGATACCTATCATAACTATCATGTAAAAGTTGAAAATCATAGCAATCTCGTAAGAGATACACGCAGCAATGCAATTATCAACACCGATAAAAAAGGATATGATCATTATAAATCTTTGAAAAAAACAAAATCTTTGGAAAAGATGAGGATAGATCAAATTGAGTCTGATTTATCCTCACTAAAAAATGATATTAATGAAATCAAAGATTTATTGAAGGCATTATTAAAATAATAATCAATAAAGGTACTCAAGCATGGCTCAACCAACATCTAGACAAGAACTTATAGATTACTGTAAAAGAAAACTTGGATATCCAGTCCTTGAAATAAATGTTGCCGATGAGCAAATTGAAGATTTGGTTGATGATGCTCTGCAGTTTTTTTATGAGAGACATTTTGATGGGGTAACGCAGACATATTTAAAGTATCAAGTAACCCAGGAAGATATTGATAGAGGAAGAGCTAAATTTGGTGGTCCTGGTATAGCAGTAACTTCAACAACAACTAATATTGTTGGCGTTGCAAAGACATTTAATTATTTTGAAACTAGCAACTATCTTCAAATACCACCACATGTAATTGGTGTCAATAAGGTGTTAAGTTTTGAAGGTTCAAATTCAATTTCAAGTGGAATGTTTAGTATTAAATATCAGTTATTTTTAAATGATATTTACTATTGGGGTTCTGTTGAATTACTAACATATTCAATGGTCAAAAGATATTTGGAAGATATTGACTTTTTATTAACTACACAAAAACAGATTAGATTTAATCAAAGACAAGATAGGTTGTATCTTGATGTAGATTGGTCTGCTCTTACACCAGGACAGTTTTTGATTATTGATTGTTATAGAATTTTAGATCCTACAGAATCACCAAGAATTTGGAATGATTCATTTTTAAAGCCATATTTAACAGCATTGATTAAAAAACAGTGGGGGCAAAATTTAATTAAATTCCAAGGTGTTAAGTTGCCTGGTGGAGTGGAATTAAATGGAAGGCAAATTTATGATGATGGTGAAAAAGAATTAAGTGAGATTATATCAAAGATGTCATCTACATACGAATTGCCACCATTAGATATGATAGGTTAATCATATGGCATTAAATCCTTTCTTTCTACATGGATCTTCTGGGGAACAAAGTTTAATCCAGGATTTAGTAAATGAGCATTTAAAAATGTTCGGGGTTGAAATATATTATATTCCCAGAATTTTTGTAAATGAAAAAACTATCATGGAGGAAGTCTCTAGATCACAATTTAGAGATGCTATTCCCATAGAGGCATATGTAGATACTTATGACGGATATAGTGGTGCTGGAACATTACTATCTAAATTTGGAGTCCAAGAAGTTGATGATTTAACTTTAGTAATATCACAAGAACGTTATGAAGTTGCGGTTAGACCATTTATAGAAGTAAGAGATAAATCAAAATTAACAAGTAGACCTAAAGAAGGTGATTTAATATATTTTCCTTTAGGTGATCGTTTGTTTGAAATTAAATATGTAGAGCATGAAAAACCATTTTATCAACTACAAAAAAATTACGTTTATGAGTTAAGATGTGAATTATATGCCTACAATGATGAAGAAATTAATACTGGAATTCTTGAAATTGATGATAACGTTAAGGATGAAGGATATATCCAAACTTTCAATATGGTTGGTCTTGGATCAACTGCAACTGCAATTACAAGTTTGAGAAATGGATCAGTAAGGAAAATTACCGTATCCAGACGTGGATCTGGTTATACTTCTGCTCCTAGAGTTGCTATCACATCAGCACCTTCTGGTGGATTAACTGCTGTAGGCATCGCATCAATGATTAGGGGCATAGTAGATTTCTGCGATACCAGTCCAGATTTATCAAGAGTCCAAGCAGTTAATATTACCAATCCTGGATTTGGTTATACTGTAGCACCAAGAGTAACCTTTATTGGTGGTGGAGGGAAGGGAGCATATGCAACAGCATCAATATCAAGTCAAGCAGTAGGCATTATCACTATCACAAGTGGTGGTAGTGGGTATATTGGTATTCCAACTGTAAGTTTTGTAAAATCTGGAATTGGAAGCACTACTATAAATGCTGTTGGTAGAGCAGTTGTATCTACTGCTGGCACAGTTACTGCAATTATTCTTGAAGATGCTGGTGGTTACTACGAAAGTGCTCCAACTATTATAATTGCTGGACCACAACAAACCGTTGGATATGGCACATATGTATTCAATGAAAGTGTAATTGGTGCTGCAAGTAGTGCTAGGGCAAAAGTAAAATCTTGGGATGCTGTCAATCAGGTTCTAAAACTTGGTAATATTTTAGGGGACTTTATTGCAGGAGAAGCAATAATTGGTCAGTTTAGTGGAGCAGCATATGCAGTTAAGATTCTAAATAAGAATAATATTCCCGAAGACAAATTTGCTCAAAATCAAGACATTGAAATTGAAGCAGACCAAATAATAGATTTTAGTGAAACAAATCCATTTGGGATTCCATAAAGGAGAATTGTAAACAATGTTTGATCATTTTTATCACCAAGTCTTCAGAAAGACTGTTATTGCATTTGGAACACTTTTTAATGGCATTACCATAAAAAGAGATGGTTCTGGTAATGATCCTTCTGAAGTAATACAAGTCCCTTTAGCTTATGGACCAACTCAAAAATTCTTAGCAAGAATTGAGCAAGAACCAGATTTAAACAAACCAGTACAGATTAGTTTACCCAGGATGTCTTTTGAATTTACTGGGATATCATATGATAATACTAGAAAACTAGCAGCAACACAAGCTTTTACAACTAGTTTAAAAAATGATGGCAAAGAAATACGTAGAATGTATTTTCCAGTTCCATATAATATGGAATTTGAATTGTCAATCATGACTCTTTTGAATGATGATGCACTTCAAATTATTGAACAAATTCTTCCATACTTTCAACCAAATTTTACTCTTACAATTGATCTTGTTGAGTCTATAGGTGAAAAAAGAGATATTCCAATATCTTTAGAAAATGTATCCTTCCAAGATAATTATGATGGTGATTACAATTCAAGAAGAGTTTTACTTTATACTTTAAAATTTGTTGCTAAAACTTATTTGTTTGGTCCAGTTCCAGATTCTTCAAAGGACATCATCAAAAAAGTTTCTATTGGTCTTGTTGGTGGAGAGTACAGTACTACAGCATCAAGAGGTTTAATCTACAAAGAACCAATTGCTACAAGAAGTTATGCAGGAAATTTAGTGACAAACTTAGCAACTGATATTACAGATACACTAGCAATTCTTGAAGTAAATAATGCGTCAAATATTCCAGAAAAATCTTACATTACAATTGATGATGAAACAATATATGTGAGATCAAAAAATAATAATACTTTAACTGTAACAAGAGGTGCTTATAAAACAGACAACGTTGAGCACGTTGGTGGAAGTGGTATCTATTTAATTTCTTCAGCAGATAATTCATTAATTATTGCTGGTGATGATTTTGGATTCGGTGGATAATATTATGAAAGATAAATTTGAGAATCTAAGTAATGCTTTTGATGTTGATTCATCAATTGTAAAAAAAGAGACTGCTGAAATATCTAAAGATATTAAGAGTGATGATTTTGATGTAACTAAAGATTATGAATATACTAGAGGTAATTTATATTCCATTATAGAAAAGGGTCAAGAGGCACTAGACAGTGCTTTAGAATTAGCAATTGATGGTGGACAACCAAGAGCATATGAAGTTGTTGGGCAACTTATAAAAAATGTTGCGGATGCCACGGATAAATTATTAGACCTCCAGAAAAAATTAAAAGACCTTGATGATGATAATTCTAGTAGAAAAGGAACAACAAATGTTACTAATAATGCGGTGTTTTTTGGATCTACTGATGAATTATCAAAATTTTTAAAGAAACAAAAGGGAAATGATCTTCCAGATAAATAGAAAAAAGTGTTTGTAGAAATGGCAAGTTTTACTATAGAACCCGATGATATTAGATCTGGTCAAAAAGCTGCAAAAATAAGGGCTCTTGCAAAACAGGGCGCAACTCCAGGTGAGAGAAGGGCAGCCCAAAGTAAAACAAAGGGTCCTAGTATGCCAAAAGTAAGGGCAGGTGATAAAAATATTACGGACATTCATGCTGGATATGAACCATCATTAGCGGAAATCGTTCTTGGTGAAGAAATGTGTGGTAAAGGGCACTATTGGTGCAACACTGATAGACAGTGTAAAAAGATTCCTTCAGGATTTAAGATTGATGGTCAACCAATGGGGACTAAAAGAACTGAGGTTGGAATTGGTAAACCAGTTGCTGAGCAGACTACCTGTAATCATACTAAAAAAGGAAATAACTGTCCTGTTCATGGGACAAAAGATTGTTCGGTTAAAGAAGAGAGTGTAACTATTGAAGATATGTTTGGTAATAAGTTTGTTGAATTTATTGATTTAATTAAACCACAAGATGTAGTGGATGAGAAAATGGGTTTATGGGATAATATCCATGCTCGCAGAGAAGCAGGAAAACCACGCAAAAAACCAGGACAAAAAGGTTATCCAAAAACATTAAATGTTGAAAATCATATTGATGTTGCTATGGGTAAAGAATTGGATGATGAGGGGTCAATGATTCTCAATCAACTCAATCAACTTGAAATGCATTGCAAGAGAATGAGAGAAGTTATCAAAGATCCTAAAATGCAGATTCCTGCATGGGTACAATCCAAAGTAACTCTTGCAACTGATTATATGGATGCAGTTGCCAATTATATGTCTGCTAAAAATGAAGAGTATGAAATTGATGAGGCAGTAAGACTTCCTTCAGAATATGGTAATTTGATTGCTGCAATTGTAATGTGGAGAGGTAGATCACAACAACTTACATTATTCTTCCCCCAAGCAAAAATGCCATCTAAAAAAGATGTTCAGAGAGAAGTCGAAAAGATTTATCCTGGTGGCAAAGTTATTACTTTTGGTTTAACCGATATTGCAAGTAACTACTCCGCAATTGATGCTCCGATTGTTAGGGTTGGATATTATGGTGGAAATCTTGGTAAACCAGGCCCAAATAAGAATTATGTAAAACCAATGGGAGAAGAAGTTGAAGTTGACGAAGATTGGCAATCAGTCAATCGTAAAGATAAAACTGATGGTATGAGTAAAGCAGCAGTAGATGCATATCGCCGTGAAAATCCCAAATCTAAATTAAAAACGGCAGTTACTGAGAAAAAACCAACTGGTAAAAGAGCAAAACGTCGTTCTTCATTTTGCAGCAGAATGAAGGGCATGAAGTCCAAGTTAACTTCCGCAAAAACTGCAAGAGACCCAGATTCAAGAATCAACAGAGCCCTTCGTCGTTGGAACTGTAACTAGTAAAATTTAATTAATTATTATGGCAGTTGATCATTATCTTGGTAATCCTTTATTAAAAAGGGCAAACACACCTCAAGGATTTACCGAAGAACAAATTATAGAGTTTGCCAAATGTATAGACGACCCAGTTTATTTTGCAAAAAATTATATCCATATTGTTACCCTGGACTATGGATTGCAGACATTTAATCCATATCCATTCCAGGAAAAAATGCTTGATCGATTTCATAATAATCGATTCAATATTTGCAAACTTCCTAGACAGTCTGGTAAGTCTACAATCGTGGTCTCGTATCTTTTACATTATGCAATTTTTAATGATAACGTAAATATTGCAATTCTTGCTAACAAAGCATCAACTGCAAAAGACTTATTAGACCGCCTTCAAACAGCGTATGAGAACCTTCCTAAGTGGTTACAGCAGGGCGTTCTAACATGGAACAAAGCATCTCTTGAACTAGAGAACGGTTCTAAGATTATTGCAGCGTCTACATCTGCATCAGCAGTTCGTGGTGGTTCATACAATATCATCTTTCTGGACGAATTTGCGTTCGTTGCAAACCATATTGCAGACCAATTCTTCAGCTCAGTATACCCAACAATTTCATCAGGTAAAAATACAAAGGTTATAATTGTTTCTACCCCACACGGTATGAATCATTTTTATAAACTTTGGCACGATGCTGAGAGGGGTAAAAATGAATATATCCCAACTGAAGTTCATTGGAGTGATGTTCCTGGAAGAGATGATGCTTGGAAGAAGCAAACTATTGCCAACACATCTGAGCAACAATTTAGAGTTGAGTTTGAATGCGAATTCCTAGGATCTGTTGATACTCTAATTAGTCCAAGCAAATTAAGGAACTTGGTTTATGAATCCCCAGCAATTAGTAATCAAGGACTTGATGTTTTTGAAGATTGTAAAGAAGAACATAATTACATTATAACTGTTGATGTTGCCAGAGGTGTTGGTAATGATTACTCAGCATTTACTGTTATTGATATAACTCAATTCCCACATACATTAGTGGCAAAGTATAGGGATAATGAAATAAAACCAATGCTATTTCCCAGCATTATTCATGAGGTTGCTAAAAATTATAATGAAGCTTATGTGTTATGTGAAGTAAATGACGTTGGTGACCAAGTTGCTAGTATTTTACAATATGACTTAGAATATAATAATCTTCTTATGTGCTCAATGAGAGGTAGAGCAGGGCAAATTGTTGGACAAGGATTCTCTGGCAAAAAGACTCAACTTGGAGTCAAAATGTCAAAAACTGTCAAAAAAGTTGGTTGCCTTAATCTGAAGACTCTAGTTGAAGAAAGTAAACTTCTTTTTAAAGACTATGACATTATTAGTGAATTAACTACTTTTATTCAAAAGTCAAATTCTTTTGAGGCAGAAGATGGTTGTAATGATGACCTAGCAATGTGCTTGGTAATCTATGCTTGGTTAGTTTTACAAGATTACTTTAAAGAACTTACAGACCAAGATGTAAGAAAAAAATTATATGAAGAACAAAAAAATCAAATTGAACAAGATATGGCACCATTTGGATTTATTGTGGATGGGTTAGATTCAAATAGTTTTGTTGATGGTGATGGTGACCGATGGTTTACTGATGAATACGGTGATATGTCTTATATGTGGGAGTATCAATAATGGAATTAGACAAGCAGATAAAGCTGAGTCATTTATTGCTTGTAGATAGAAGATGTAGAGTATGTGGAGAGAATAAAAATTTAATTGATGGATTTTACAGAACTCGTAAAAAAAGGGGGACAGTTGCTTCTTCATATTCTTATGAATGTAAAGATTGCACTGTAAAAAGGATTACTAGTTCTAGAAAAAATACTATTAAAGTTATGGAATGGGAATATCCAGATTGGTGATATTTGTTCACCCACAATTTCCCCCATGTAATTACCCATTTTCCTAAATATTTTCAGATAAACTGAGACTTTTAAGGAGAATTATCCATGGCGACTCCTCAATTATCTCCTGGTGTACTGACTAGAGAGGTTGATTTAACCGTAGGAAGAGCTGACAATGTATTAGATAACATTGGAGGTATTGCAGGACCCTTTGAACTTGGTCCAGTAAACGAACCAATTACTGTTTCTACTGAACAGGAACTAATTAGCATTTTTGGTAAACCCCAAACCGCAGACAACCAATACGAGTATTGGATGAGTGCATCATCATACTTATCGTATGGTGGAGTCCTATCTGTTATTAGAACTGATGGTGCAAACCTTAAGAATGCTAACTGTGGTGTTGGAACAACTAGCGTAACAAATGTAAAAATTAAAAACTTTGATGACTTCAATGCTAATTATAGCAATACAGCAGCAAACTTTTATTATGCTGCTAAGAACCCAGGTACATGGGCAAATGGTTTGAAGATTTGCTATATTGACGATCTTGGAGACCAAATTCTTGGTATTGCAACAACTTCTTTGTCGAGCATTGGTGCTCAAGTTGGATATGCAGTAACTGTAGATGTTAGTGGTCAAGTTATTCCTGGCACAGGAACAACATCAGTCTTCCAAGGTTATTTAAAGGGAGTTATTACTCAAGCGATTGATTCTCCAGAAACAGGTGTCAGTGCTTTAGTTGTAAAAATCCATTCTAGAGTTTCTACTGGTGGTACAGAACCAGGTAGACAATATAGAACACATTATACACAAAATAGTTCGTTTGCATCTTTCTTAAAAGATCAAAGAGTTACAATTATTGATCCCAATGGATTAGTTGTCTCACCAACCGATTCAATTTCTGCAGTCGGAATTACTTCCTCCACCGCAATTAATGGTCAACAAGGACAAGCATATGCTGGAGTTGGTGGAACAACTGCAGGAACTGGATCTGGAGCAACATTTACTATTACCAGAAATAATACTGATGGTAACGTTCTAACTGCAGCAATTGTAAATGCTGGTTTAGGATATACTGTTGGCGACACAGTATCAATTGCTGGAACTGCTGTTGGTGGTTACAATTTATCTCAAGGTGTTATTAACAACATTGGACTTACAACTGCTCCTGTAGTTGCACCAGCATCTAATGGTGTATATCTTGCTGTTGCTGGAGTAAGCACAGTTGGTTCTGGTGTATCCTTCAATGTTTACAGAAATGCTTCTGGTGGAATTGGAACTGTTACAATGGTCAATCCTGGATTGGGATATGGATCAAATACAGTGGTTACTATTCCTGGAGCATCAATTGGTGGAGTTACTCCTGGAGATAATGCAACATTAACAGTTTCTTCTTTAAGAAATGATAAGGTTATTCTCACAGTAACAAATAGCAATTCAAGAGTTGTTATTGCTGGTGTTGATGATTGGTACGATTCTCAAACTTTGGGACTCGATAATTCAACAATTTACTGGAGAACAATTGCACCAAAACCAGGAACATCAAACTATGTTGATGAGCGTGGTGGATACAATGATGAATTACATCTTGTTGTAGTTGACGATGATGGAACTTTGACAGGAGTTAAAGGCAACATCCTTGAGAAGCATTTATTCTTATCGAAAGCAAAAGATACTGTATCGGAAGTTAATTCTCCACAAAAAATGTGGTATAAGAATTATCTTGCAAATTATTCAAACTACATTTATGCTGGTGCAAATCAATCAACACAAAATGATTCTACCTGGAATACATTTCCAACAGGTATTAACTTCAACTTAGCAGATTCAGCTACAATTTACAACTTGGCAGATCCAAACACGGTATTTAGTGTTCCATCACTACCATCTCTTATTTGGGACAGAGATTCAAAAGATGCTTGGTTTTCTTCTATCGGTAGAGTTACTTATGATCTCGGAAATGGCAAAAATTATACTACTCAAGGCAATTTAAAATCCACCTTAGGTGATATTATGGAATCTTATGAATTATTCAATAATAAAGAAGAAATTGCGGTAGATTACTTAATGATGGGTCCTGGATTAGATTCGCTTAGTGATTCTCAAGCAAAAGCAAATAAACTGATTTCTATCGCAGATGGTAGAAAGGACTGTGTTGCAGTACTGTCTCCACATAGAGGATCCGTTGTTGATCTATCAAATCCAATTGTTCAAACTAACAATGTTATTGAATTCTTTGGTCCTCTTCAATCTTCATCATATGCAGTTTTTGATAGTGGATATAAGTACACCTACGACAGATTCAATAACTTATTCCGTTATATTCCTTGCAACCCAGATGTTGCTGGATTAATGGCAAGAACAAATCTGATTGCTTATCCATGGTTCTCACCTGCTGGTCAGCAAAGAGGTGTTTTAAAGAATGCTATTAAACTAGCATTTAATCCAAATAAATCTCAAAGAGATTCTTTATATTCTGCAAGAGTTAATTCAATTGTCAATCAAACTGGAGCAGGCGTAATTCTTTTTGGAGATAAGACTGCACTAGCTTATGCATCTGCTTTTGATAGAATTAACGTTCGTAGATTATTCTTAACAGTTGAGCAAGCTCTGGAGAGAGCTGCTGAAGCACAACTCTTTGAATTTAACGATCAGATTACAAGATCTAATTTTGTAAACATTGTTGAACCTTACTTACGTGATATTCAAGCTAAGCGAGGAATTTATGATTATCTTGTAATTTGCGATGAAACCAACAACACTCCAGATATTATTGATAATAACGAATTTAGAGCTGATATCTTCCTGAAACCAGCTAAATCTATTAACTATATTACTCTAACATTTGTTGCGACCAGAACTGGAGTCAGTTTTGAAGAAGTCGCTGGTAGAGTTTGACCTACTGGATTATTAAATAAAAAGGAGGAACCCTAACAATGGCAAGAGCAATCAGAACTATCACCGACTTCAAAGCAAAACTTCAAGGCGGTGCAGCAAGACCAAACCTATTTGAGGTCAGTATCCCAAGATTCCCATCTTCTGTAAGTGGTTGGGACGATGAAACTTTTAATTTCCTTTGCAAATCCGCTGCTCTTCCAGCATCAAACGTTGCATCAATCGACGTTCCTTTTAGAGGAAGAATTTTAAAAGTCGCTGGAGATCGTACATTTGATGTTTGGACAGTCACAGTTATCAATGATGAAGACTTTAAACTAAGAACTTCATTTGAACAGTGGATGAACCAAATTAGTAAATTGAGCAATGCTACTGGAGCAACCAGTCCAGCATCATATATGGTTGATGCATATGTTCATCAACTAGGTAGAGGACAAACTAGGTTTTCAACTGCCAATACTTCATCAACCACAAATACTCCACTGAGATCATACAGACTTTATGATATATTCCCAACTAATGTATCACAAATTGATCTCTCATATGATACATCAGATACTATTGAGGAATATACTGTAGACTTCCAAGTTCAGTGGTGGCAAGCTGAGAGTAATGATCAAACTACAACTGCTATTACCTAATAAATAGTATAACAGTTTAAATTACTTACATATAATGGCAAAATTGTTTGGATTCTCTATTGAGGATAGTAATAAAAAACCATCAGGATTGGTCTCCCCCGTTCCTCAGAATAATGAGGACGGGGCCGACTATTATCTTACTAGTGGATTTTTTGGTTCTTATGTAGATATTGAAGGTGTTTATCGAAGTGAATTTGATTTAATCAAACGTTATAGAGAAATGGCACTTCATCCTGAAGTGGATGGTGCAATTGAAGATATTGTCAATGAAGCGATTGTTAGTGATACTAACGATAGTCCAGTTCAAATTGACCTTGATAATTTAAATGCCAGTGACGGACTTAAAAAAAAGGTAAGAGAAGAATTTAAACATATTTTAGAATTAATGGACTTTGATAAAAAGTGCCATGAAATTTATAGGAATTGGTATGTTGATGGTAGACTTTATTATCACAAACTTATTGATTTAAAAAATCCTCAAGACGGAATTCAAGAATTAAGATATATTGATGCCTTAAAAATGCGTCATGTTAGACAAGCATCTAAAGGCAATAAGAATGATGCAAGACTTGGACCAAATGGAGAAAAGGATCCGATGGATTCTGGATTCCCAGATATCCAAGAATATTTTATTTACAATGCGTCAGCAAATCAGATAGGAACAATCAATAATAGTTCAAATCAAGTTAATCAGGGAACTAAGTTTTCAAAAGATTCTATTACTTATTGCACATCTGGATTAGTTGACAGAAATAAAAATCTAACTCTTTCATATCTTCATAAAGCAATTAAATCTCTCAATCAACTCCGTATGATTGAGGATTCTCTTGTTATCTATCGTTTATCAAGAGCACCAGAGAGAAGAATTTTTTATATCGACGTAGGTAATCTCCCCAAAATTAAAGCGGAACAATATCTCCGTGATGTTATGATGCGTTATCGTAATAAACTAGTGTATGATGCTAATACTGGTGAAATTCGTGACGATAAAAAATATATGAGTATGCTTGAAGATTTTTGGTTGCCAAGAAGAGAAGGTGGTAGAGGAACTGAAATCTCCACTCTTCCTGGAGGTCAAAATTTAGGGGAGCTATCTGATATTAAATACTTCCAAGAAAAATTATATCGTTCTTTAAATGTCCCATCTTCTAGAATTGGTGGTCAGGAAGGATTTAATCTTGGAAGATCTTCAGAAATTTTAAGAGACGAACTTAAATTTACTAAATTTGTTGGTAGATTAAGAAAGCGTTTTTCCAACATGTTTAATGACATGTTAAGAACTCAACTTCTTCTTAAAAATATTATTACTCCAGAAGATTGGGAGTTGATGGAAGAGCATATTCAATATGACTTCTTATATGACAATCATTTTGCAGAATTAAAAGATGCGGAATTAATGACAGAAAGACTGAATATTGCAGCAACTGCAGAACCATATATTGGTAAATATTACTCACAAGATTATGTAAGACGTAAGATTCTTCGTCAAACTGATGAAGAAATTATTGAACAAGATAAACTTATTAAGAAAGAAATTGCTGCTGGAATCATTCCAGATCCAAACGCACCTATTGATCCAGCAACTGGTCAACCACTCGCAGCAGATCAAAATCTTGGGGCACCAATTAACGAACCAAACTTGGATAGTCAAAGTAAAACTGTAGAACCGCCACAAATTTAATTATGAATCGTTATCATAGATTTTTGAATATTGGAGATTACATTCCTAATATTGATACTTCAAAGTATCAAACTGAGGGTATGAGATGGCCAGAATTCCATAAGCAACTTCAATTTAAAGACCTAGGTAATGATAAAATTTTACCTTGGTTAAATAGTTTAGGATTCACATCTCATTGGATAGAATTTTTCTATACCCCACCACACGATGATGGTGTTATACATTCCGATAACGTATATTATGCTGATTGGGCAAAGTTGATATTCCAATTTGGTGCTAAAGGAAGCACTATGAGATGGTGGACATCTGACATGGTTTTGAGAGTAAGCACTAGTGCGGAACAAGTTTGCTCAACAGTTATTCCAGAACGTAGTCAATATACTGTTGGAGATAGAACTAATGATCATTATCATGGTCAAGTTTTAGTTAGTAGAGAAGAATACTGCAAAAAAGAATATGAAGTTGAGATAGGGTCTTGCGGATTAATTAATGTTGGACCTTTACATAGTTCTTATAATCCAACAGATGATAAAAGATTTACGGTGACTATTGCTCTAATTGATAAGAATAAAGATTACGAGCATCGTATTTTATGGGATGAGGCAGTAGAGGCATTTAAACCCTACATAGTTGATTCTTCAATAGACCTTTGCGCCGTAAAATAAACACGGTATGAGGATCGTTTTTATCGAAGGATTTAAATTCAGTATCTACTTTGTATGTCGCGTTTTCACATGTTAGATAAAATGGATATTCAGTTTTTTCATCAAAGATAAATGCACGTTGTAAAGATATAATATCTGTTGTGATTGAGTTTAATGTTTGTGTTGCCTTTTCTACAAGTTTAAAAATTTGGTCCTTATTGGTAAACATAAAGGCAAAACTTCCAGCATGTAGAGTATGCCCATGCTTGCCTTTATTTAATATTTTTCCAGTTTTCATGTAATGATTTACTGCAGATTCAATTTCCCTATAGTGCTCCCCTATTACACCAGAATCTGATTTTATGAATTCAAATAAAGTATCATAAAATTGACGATAAGATATATTTAAACTTTCATAATAATGTTTAGCAACTATTTGTGTATATCCAGCAATATGGAATTGAACAATTAACCACCCATACATATACGCTTGAATTAATTCATCATTTGACATTGTATTAGTTTCCGAGATTAACTCGATAGTTTCTGTAACACCATCATAATCTCGATCATTTCCGAACGATACATAATCTTCCGCTTTGATTGTTTTTATCCCATATACTTCTCTTGAGGTTGCACTG